TCAAAATTCAAGTTATCCAGTACCTTTTAAAGAATCACTAGCAACGATCATCTAAGCAGATAGCAGTATTTAATTTAAATATGCTAAGTATATCTACTGTTCTTTTGTAATTCGATTGTTAATAAGGTTATTAACAATCAAAATCCTTACGCTGTCTAGGTTTCAAGGTTTGTTAATACCGTTGATACTGTATAGAGGAAAAAAGATAAAGAGAGATAAACGAACTAGACAATAAGAGAGATAAACAATAATATTGGGGGATAGCGTTAACAACATCAACAAAGCCTGAAACCTATATATATCAAGGATTCCATTGTTAATATCTTTATCTACAATTTATTAACGATAATAACTTAGTTCTTCTGTACTATTATCTTTTTGTAAGTTTTTTGCAAGTTTTTTTTAAAAATACTTGACAATTCTAGCAATCTACTATAAGATTGTATTAATCAAATTTTAGAGGAGAGATGCTTATCACCCATATCTCGGTAGATTATAGCCAGAAAGTCAATCTTGGTAACTTTGAGTCTGCACACGTGAGTATAAATATTCATGGGAAACCAGAAGACGACGAAGATCCTGATGCTTGCTATGAATTTCTTTTAAATCAAGCACAGCGAGTAGTTATGTCAAAACTTCTGGAAGTAACAGAGGCTCATGATGTCACTTGCCCAAGTGTGGTCAAGTATTTTGCTGGTAAAGAAACAGACAAGTTTCTTTCTGATTATAGATTTAGCGACCTTAGCAACATTCCTTTTTAGGAGTAACATTATGTCTAGTGAAATTGTCAATATCAAATCTTCCCCATTAGAACTTAAAACAGTCGATGACATTTACAAAGTTTCTGATATTCTGGCAAAATCAGGGATGTTTGGGGATGTACAAAGTGCTGCTAAATGTTTTGTCAAAGTTTTAGCGGGAAAAGAGTTAGGCATTCCTGCTTTTGCCTCGATGACTGGTATTCATTTAATACAAGGAAAGCCTGCGCTAAGTGCTAATTTAATGGCAGCTTTAATTAAAGGATCGGGTAAATACCGATACAAAAAAATTAAACACACGCCAGAAATCTGCGAATTAGAGTTTTTTGAGCTTTGGCAAAACAACTGGGAATCATTAGGGATTAGTTCTTTTTCAAAAGACGATGCCCAAGTAGCGGGACTTCTCGCAGGGAATCCTAACTGGAAAAAATACCCCAAAAATATGCTTTTTGCAAGGGCGATTTCTAACGGATTCCGTGAGTTTTGCCCCGACTTAGCACTTGGCGCACCTATTTATAATCCTGATGAGTTAGGCGCTGAAATTGGCGAATCTGGTAATGTAGTAGATGTGGAAGTATCTTTGCCAAGCAAACCACAGTCGGTGCTATCAGAACGCAAACAAGCTGGAATTACTTGGGCTGTAACTCAAGGATTACCTCAATCAGAAGCAGAGCAAATAGCCCAGCAAGCAACCTCTGAAAAAGAATTAGCCGACCTCCTGAAAAAAGCTATAGACGCAAGGCTAAAGCCAGTAATAGAAGTTCGCAGTGAAAATATTGATCCTGGCGAACTTCTCAGTGAAGATTTTTAATTAGTTGCCAGTTGTCAGTTGTCAGCAACCTATAAAGACCTGAAAAGCTAAAAAATCTAAAAATGGGAATTAAGGAGTATTAAATGAATCTGAATCTCTTAAGTCGTGATTGGTGGGATGAACTGACTTCCCAGCAAATACAAGAAATCTTAGTTGAAAGCAGCAAAAACCAATGGAAAGTTTTAAGTACAGGGCAAGTCGAAAATATTTGCTTGCATGGATTGGTAGCTAACCTAGTTTTTAGTGTAGGCATTAATCAAGTACAGCAATTAAAGGCAGATTTTGAGATTACTTGCGATTCTGGCAAGACTAAAAAAGTAATCAAGATTAATTTAACATTTGTAGAATTGAAATCTACAAACTTGCTATTTGAAACATTAACAAGTTTATCAGAATCAAATAATCCGTATATATGGATTAAAGGTAAAGCGATTAATCTTCCAGAAATTACGATTCTTGTTAACGAATGGGGAAAACGCTATGAAGACCTAAAAATGCCTTAAAAGTAAAAACTAGCACAATTGGGGAGTAAAACAGTGAACATCAACTCGCATCTCAAAGAGGAGCTATATAAGCTTATGATTAAAAATAAATATCTCGAATTATCTCTTGACTCAAAAAATTGGATTGATGATTTATTAAAAAAATCTCAAACTAGCCAAATAACTAACGAGATATTAATCTGGTGGTGGGAAGGAGATATACAAAAAGGATACGTCTATCTGTACTTATTCGATGGTAAATGGAATCTCTCTTTTATTAATCGGGTTAAATTTTGGGTTATAACTATTCTTATGCCTATATGTACAGGAGTTGCTATTCCTTCTCCTCTTAAAAAAGATTTTGATCTTTTCAGAGAAGCTTTAACACTAGCGTCGATTTTTCTAGCAGAAAAAAGCTAGTATGAAGAAATAACCGACAATACAACTAAGGAGTAAAAAAAATGAAAAGCCTGACCTATCGAGTACTAATCAACTTAAGCTACGCTGAGTTGCCAACAGAAGCCAAGCAATATGTTGATCGCTTAGTTCTTAAAACATCAAAAAACCCCTTTGCATCAAAACTACTAGAAGGAGTTTATGAAAGCGTAATCAAAGCAGATGACAATGATATAGAATGTCTTTTAAGCAGTGCATTTATTGACGCTGATTCAAATAGGAAAGTAGGATGTTTTTGGCGTTTTAAAACTGCTATATTCCAGTTTATCTTTTCGATTTTAACAGGTGTAGCAATACCTAATCTTTTCAAGAAAAACTATTGTCTTTTTCTACAATCTCTTGTTATAGCTAGTTACCTTGTAGAGAAGGGTTATGTCATTCTCCCATTGTTTGGGATACGAACAAAGCAAGAAACAACTAAAAATAATCACAACTGAGGAGTAACAAAATGAGCGCAAAATCAAGAGACAAAATCAGAACTTATGGGTCTGCAAGAGGAGAGTTAATCGTAGTCGATCCCCAGCTAATTTCTTTCAGATTAGCCAATGGTCACTTTGTCGGACCAAGAATAGGGCTTTATGACGACGGCAAAATGCACGTCTTGCCTGATGAAACTCTTTTAACCTTTAGTCTCGATTTGATCGAGGCTATCTCAGGGGAAAACGGATGGAATACCCGCGTTACCTACGACTTGGAGTTAATTCAAGAACTAGCCGATAAGATACTGGCATCAGGCGTAATCTATCAACCTTTACACTTGATTGCAGACGGCGATAGATTGTTTCCTATGGACGGGCATCGAAGGGTATTAGCTTGGTTGCTTTTAGCCTCTCAAGAGATTATTGTTCCTAATGTTTCGGCGATTATTAAGCCTCTAGCATCAGGTCTGACCGTCCGTGATTTAGAGTATCAAATGCTCTCTTACGGCACTGATAGCGAAAAACTATCAGTGTACGACAAAGCGAAACTGATCAAAAGGCATCTACATGAGGACAGATCAAGCGGCTTAACTGAAGAACAGTCCTGCCAACAGTTTTGCGAAAAAACAGGATGGAAAAAATTCGAATACAACCGAACTTTAGAGATTTCCTCGATGTCTAGTCCGACATTAAAAGCAATCGAAGGTAAAGTATCGGAAACGACTTTACACAATCTTGTAAGGAAAAATGAACTAACACTCTCGGAGAAAGAAAATGTTCTTTTAGAGACTGTAGCTATAGCAGAAGAAAAAGGGATAAAAGCCACTGGAGAATTAGTTCAATCTGTAGCAGCTAACCTTATAGAGTCTAAAAATCCAACTTTTTTGGACTCTGATGGAAACGTAAAACCCAGTGACGAATTAGAGCCAAAACCCATTAAACTTACTCCGAAAGCTAAAGAAGTTAAATATCTGCTGATCACTCTAGTAAACGAAGGGAATGCGAGACAAACAGACGATAATACAATAAGTGTGGACTTTCCCAAAGAGTTATGGGAAAAAGTCATTGATTTTGTAGAGAGATTATAAGATTAGTTGTCAGTTATCAGTAAAAAATTGCTAAATAAATTAAAAGAACCCGATGATCCAATATCACGAACGCACACAAACTCAAATTAGACTGCTATCCCAAAAATTAGCAGATACAGTCGGTAGAGAAATATTTGCTTCTTTAGAAAGAGGAGATCAAGAAGATATTTTTGAGCAAATGCTTACAAGCCTCTACTATTCCTATAAATTTAATAGGCACATGACAAGCTGGTGTGGAACTGCATTCCAAGCGATTGAAACCCTGCTATCTAAACTGGAAAAAAACAATGAACCAAAAAAAAGCACTCAACCCCGAAATTCTACTGATGGCCACAAAACTAGCAGATAAAGTCCACGATATTTTTCCCTTTTCTAGCAAAGAAGAAAAAACAGTCTTTTTTGAACTAATGCTTTTAGATTTGTCGCTTTTAGCTTCTCAAGACGGCTGTGTAGCGGCGGGGAATGGGCTAAAGACAATTGAAGCTTTACTATCTAAGTTAGATTAAGCTAGATTACAAGAAAGAACAGGGGTTTAACCTCTGTTCTTTCTTGTTATGCTCCGATCAGTTTCTCCTGTAAATATTGATAAACCTCTTTCTGTAAATCTTTTGGGGCAGAACACAGAAAAGCTTTCACATCTTCTAGATCGATCTCTTTAATCATCTTCTGTAACTCATCTAGCTTTAAGTAAAGAGACTCAACTTCTTTGATTACAAGCTTTGCTTTAACTTGAGTATCAGCTTCCTGAAAAAGTTCGGGAACTAAATTAGGATTTTTAACACAATCCTTTTTTTGATTGATTGGATCTTTTAGAAAATCCTGAATTGTTGGCCAGTCGCCATTAAGATAATTCACAAAAGAATCTGTATCAAGACCAAATACAGCAGCTAGTAATCGCATATTCCCTAGATCAGGGCAACTAGCGATATTTTTTAGCTCCCAGTTTTGAACCGCTCCCCCAGAAAATTCTGTGCCAGGTAATCCCAATCGCCGGCCTTCTTTTAGTATCCACTCAGTAAATTCGGCTTGGGTCATGCCTAGCCCCATCCTTTTTGCCTTAATAGTATCGGACATTTTGCTTATCCCTTTTTCTGTCAAAGCCGAGGCTTTTACTCGTTTGCGGGGCGTTCCGTCGCTATTGAATCGTGGTGTAGCCATAAAAGTGTATTTTGATAAGATACCCTTATCTTACACTACCTTGCAAAAAACTTACAAAAAACTTACAAGCAATCTCGACTTTTATGATACAATATAGAAAATTCTGTAAATTAAGCCATGTCTGCCAATCAAGATGCTCCAATAAAAGTTGTGTCAATCCGGGTTAAAAAAGAGCTGTGGGCTGAGATGTGTCAAAGGTCAGACTTTTTAGGACTAAAAACCCAAGAGGCAATTGAAATTGCACTAAAGTCCTACCTTTCTATCCCCATTGAGGACGAACTCATTGCCAGAAAAGAGGGCGAAGATGCCTTTTACAACTCTTTGCATAACCTAAAACCTAAGCGTAACAAGGATTTACAGGTGTAGTGCAAGTGTAGTATGTACCGATCAAGAACATTCTGCTAGGATAGTAGATACCTTGATTTGTTCTAGTCCACCTTATCCACCCAACAAAAAACCCGCTCGGAGGCGGGTCGTGTAAACAACACACTTTTCTTTTATTTCAATAACATTTATGGTAACACAATCCTCGAATCGTGTCAAGATCGACAAAAACAATCCTTGCCCCCACTGTGGTAAGCCTAATTGGTGCTATATGTACACAGCCGAGGACGGCAATCTACTCTCGGTATGCAAGCGAAACTACGACCCCGCACCAGGATGGGAAAAATCGAGCAAAGTAGATAGTGAGGGTACACCGCTCTACTATCTCAAGAAAGAACCCAAATTTTCTGGCTATAAAAAAGAAAAAACCCAATATTTTCTTTATCCTCCCCTTGCTAGTGGGGTGAGAATCCGCGTGTACCGGAAAGATTATTTTGATACAGAAAAGCAAAGATGGGACAAAGACATAAAACAACAGCACTCTACAGACAATGGCAAAAACTGGAAGTGGGGCATAGGTGATATTGAGTACAAAGATATACCTCTTTATCGTCAGGATCGCCTAGAAAAGGCTATTAAAGAAGGGACCCAGATATTTGTAGTAGAAGGTGAGACTAAAGTAGAAAAGCTTGAATCTCTAGGATTAGTTGCCACTTGTAATATAGGCGGATCAAAAAAATGGCAGCCAGATCACACGAAAGCTTTAAAGGGAGCAAATCTGATTTTATGCCCTGATCGCGACAAAGGGGGAGTGTCTCACTGCCAGAAAATTTATCAAGATTTTCCCGACGCAAACTGGCTTTATGCCTATCCAGATTCTCCTTTGTGGGATCATCTACCAGATTCTCAAGGGGTAGATATTCTTAATTGGATTGAGGAAAAGAAAGTACCTCTTGAAACTTTATTAACTTCAATAGTTGATAAGCCAAAAGAAATAAAAGAGAGAAAAGAAAAAGAAACCATAGCACAAGAAACGATGACTTTCCAAGACCTAATAACAGCTATTGACGGCTGTATTGGTCAAGAGGAAATCACCCGAACTCAGTGGCAAGAAAAAGTCGATCTGTGGGCAAAAGCCACTGGTAAGAAACCATCGGACATACGACATTTAATTGAAATCCGTAAAACAGAAATAGCAGAAGGGGACGCTATCAAATCAGGATTAGAAGGGTTCCTGAAAGGTAAGCATTATCAGCAGAAAGAGATTGATCTTTTTGAGATACTTCCGAAACCTTTAGCCGAAGCGATTATAAGCCGTGCCAAGACATTAAATCAACCCCCGATTCGGTTACTGCATTCTTTATGGCCAATACTAGGAGCTATTTTAGGAAGTCGGTTTGCAATTAACCTCCGAACTACTGCAAGAGAAAGGGAATGCTGGAAGGAATACCCGATCTTCTATTGTGCAGACTTAGGCGGGGTTTCTACTGGTAAAACTCTCACTCAAAACGAAGTTTGTCGGGTTTTGAAAAGAAAAGATTTAGCCGAGCAGAAGAGAGTTACTAAAGAGCAATCTACACTAGACGATCTAAAAGCTGCGTGGCAAGAGATGTCAGCGTCAGATCGCAAGGCAAACAAAACAAACGCTGAAATCAACCCTCGTCTTTACGAGAAAGAACACTGTCAGGCGCGTCGGTGGTTTTACGACGAAGGTACTCTTGATGGTATCCTAAAAACGATGTCCTCGCAACCTTCTTGGCAAGGTGGGGTAGTCGTCTATGACGAATTATCGGGATTTTTCGAGGGATTAAATCAGTACCGATCAGGTGGTAAAGGGAATGATCGGCAACGAGATTTAAGCAACTGGAATGGCCCTATTCGAAATACTTTTGACCGTGTAAACAAAGACAATCGATACTATTTAGAT